CCCATTCAACACCCCTGTCCTGCTCCATCCACTTACTAAACTCCATTGGAGATTTATGGGCAGAAACTTGACCAAAAGTATGGTGTCCTACACATAGGCAGTAACCGTTAGTTAAATCCCACCTTACAGACCTATTTGACCTACTGTAAACATGATGACTATTTAGAGCTGTTGTTTTTCCACAGTACTCACACTTCATTCCAGCTTGTATCTTCACAGCTTTAGACCAAGCTTCATCTAATTTGCCGTCAATTCCTTTTAGTTTCTTCATATCTAAAATAATAAGTGTTGGTTTTCTTGCTTATGCTTTCTTAGTGTCCTGTCTAGCTCGTTGGCTTCTTTGTAAAAATATCTACCACCAGCAAGCGGCCTAATTAACCATTTTGCAATCTTGCCACCCTTCATTACTGAGCCTACAATTTTATATTTGTTTTCATGTATTTTAAATACAGTATCCCAAACTGCAATATGTTGTTTCTCATTTCTCATTTTTATTGTTTTTAAAATGGTGGCTCAACATCTTCGATAACATAAGTCTCATTATCAAAATTATTATTAACCATCATACTATTTTTTTTATCTTCAAAATCCCTAACCATATTAAAAAGTGGTGGCTGAGTACCCCTAGCAAAATATCTTCCAGTGGGTATATGGTAATCAAATTCAACCCTTTTTCCTATTTCACCCTGAAAATTCATTTTAGTTTTTAGATTTATAAACTCAGTGTAGCCCTCAGATCCAGTTTCTTCATTCTCGAAAAACCTGTATATACCAAATCCATCGTGCGTCTGATTTCTAAAATCCGCAGATCCACTAACATCGTATAATGTTGGACAATCATAAACACCAGCTTCATTTTTCTTCATCTTGGTTGGGTGTGCAACTAAAAATACTATCACATTGTTTGCTTGTGCAAAGCTAGTAACTTTAGTTAAAACCCGATTAATCTCATCTATCTTATTCCCTTGCGGTAATTCAACCTTATTAAATGCATCAATAAAAAATATATTAATACCAAAACGCATCATTTGTTCCTTGAATTTTTCAAGTAGCCAATCCCATGTTGCAGTTTCCCCCCTTTCTGGAGCTGTTAAATATAACTTTTCATTAGCCCATGCCTTATACTCTTCTATTTCTTCTTTTGTTATTCTTGGAACACCGTCAATATCTTTCCAGAATGGCTTACCAACAGCCTTTTGAATAAAATTTGTTTGGTGTAAACTCATTGGCGTATGTTCAGGACTAAAAAAGCTGGCCTTCATATCATAATCTTTAATCAAATTCAATCCGTACCACTCACTAAAGTTTGATTTACCGTGTGAAGGGATACCCGTAATTGTACATAAGTGGCCATTCATTACGCTGAAAATATTTTTTAAGTTACCAAAGCAAGGGTGTTTTGGAAAAATTGTGTCGGGCAAACCATTATCATACAAATCCAAAATACCATCATACAAATCTTCAACGGTAAAAGTGCCGCTAACCGGAAATGTTTTTCTATTGTTTAGGGAATCTTCAATGCATCCATTAATTAAATCACCATTAGCATCTTTATTGTGCCACTCAATAAATTCGCATCTATATCGGCCCAATCTTTGCGCTATCTTTTCTTTTAAGATATTACCCTTTTCATCATTATCAACAGCAATTATAAACTTATCAACCTCTTTTAAATACTTCTCACTATTAGCCCAATAATCATCATTATCATTCGCACCATTTGGAACGCTTATTACATTCTTAATCCCAAAAGTGTTCAGTGCTAAAACATCAAATTCACCCTCAACAATGTAAACCTCTTTTTGGCCTATCACAGAATTTATGTTATAAAAGATTGATTTAGTTCCGGCAGACTGAGTAAAACACTTATTTGCTGATCTGTATTTTTTATTTACAAGTTGTTCACCCTCAAAATAATTAAAAACTATATTATTAACTTCTTTTTTAAGTTGTGGCTGGTAATACTTCTCTTCAGTTACACCAAGTTCTTTTAAGCTAAACTGTTTAATTTTTCTATCGTCTTCAACCCACTTAATTAGCTTGTCAGAAATTTCAGTGTAATTCTTCCAGTCCTGTTTTGGTAGTTCGTAATGCTTTACGCTAAAATCTTTTTTATTAACCCCCTTGAACGTTAAAGCCTCACAATAAAAACATTTACCATAACCATCTTCATGATTAACCAATAAACTTTTATCTTTCTTATCGCTTCTTTGGTCATCACAACTAGGACACCTTAACTTTTCCTTTCCGTTGGTTTTTCTAAAATCCAGCTTATTCCAATCTACAAATTTATTCATGTCTAAAATGATAGGTTTTGAGTTGGTTTACTACTCACATTCTTTGGTTGTTTTTTTAACCAATTAACGAAATGAGATTTTATTTCTTTTACACTCCTGTCTAAATCATCCTTTAATTCCAAATCATCCAAAAAAGTGTTTAAGTATAATTCTATTTTCTGAACGCTTGTATTTTGATTTTTTGCTAAACCTTCAATCCAAGTTTTACTTTCTAAAATTTCTTTTTTACTATTACCTTTACTATTACCTTTACCTTTACTATTACCTATGGGGCTAATAAGCCCCAAATTAGCCCCTAAAAATAATTGAAATTTTTTAGACCCTAGGAACTTAACTCTATTAAATTCTAGTATAGAAATTATCTGAGAATGTGCGTTATTTTTTGGATTTAATGGTAGGTTTTTTTGGTGGTGCAAAAATGTACTTATCCAGCACCAATCACCAACCACTTCAATATTCTTTTTTAGAGCCTTAAAAGAGCCCTCAACCTCTTCATCATCTATACCAATTTGGAATCCCCATAACTCGAAATCTATTTCAATAAATCCCGCATTATCGCAATTATCAACTAAGTATAGAAATAAAACCTTTTCTGATAAGTCTAAACTTCTAAACCATTTATCCCGCCATTTAGACGTGTCTGTAAATCTTTTTGACATTTTCTACAATTTTTATATTAATACAGTTATTTTTTAGAATAGAGAGGAAAGGAACTGTATAAACCTTTTACTGGGATGCCTCCGCAAACCTCTCTACAAATGTAATAATTATTTTTTAAATACCAAATTAAAAAGGCAAATCATCCGTTTGACTTTCATTTAATCCGCTTGGTGCTTCTTTCTTTGGCGCTGTTTTAATGTTGCCATCAGTCCAAAAAACCTTTCCATTACCAACATAAAAACGGTCTTTCTTTGCATCTCTATCTTCTTTAGATTGGGAAACGTAAGCAGATACATTTTGCCCGTAGTCGTTTACTTCATCATTTGTTGAAATAGTTAATTCTATTCCTTTTGCTTGTTTAGATTTAACACCTTTTAAAAGTGTTTCTAAATTTTTTTCACTTAGCCATAGGCTGCTCAAATTGCTCATAATTATTTATTTAATTGTTATTTATGCACCTAAATCAAAAATTGTGATTTGATTTACGTGGTTTTTAATTCGTTTTATTGAGGCTTCGTAATAGTCCTTGTCTAATTCACACGCTGTTAATTCAAAGCCTCTATCATGACAAGCTAAAGCTATTGAGCCACTACCTAAATGGGTATCTAATATCTTATCCCCCTCTTTAGAGTAGTTGTCGAGTATAAACTGATACAGCACAACGTGCTTCTGTGTTGGGTGTATTCTATTTAGTTGGTTTGGGTTTTTCTTATAAATTCTAGTCCCACCTTTCCTTACCCATGCATACTCACACTCGGCAAAGTCTCTACCATACATAGTCTCCCCCTTGTCCCATATCATAAAGTATTGACTGCAGGGCAACTCAAAATAATTACCTCCCCATATAATTTGATTTTTACTAACCCTAAATAATTCATTAAAATAATCTTGTGTTGGCACCCCAGTGTCCCAGTTTTTTTTCTTATCTACCTTATTGCGCTTTCTACCACCCATTTCCATTTTAGTTACATCTATACCATAAGGAGGATCAACAATAGCCAAATCAAAATAATTATCTGGGTAACGCTTCATTAACTCCATGTTATCTTCATTCGTTATTGTTATTTTTTCTGTTACTTTCATCTGTTTTGCTGTTTATACCATGTTCTATTGTGCCAGTCCATCCAAGCGCCTTTAGTATCGGCTTCAAATTTAATCTTTTCTGGTGACTTTTTATAATTTTTCTTACTAAATTGTTCTCTAGCAGCAACCCCAACCGTTGAAACCGAAACTTCAAAAGCCTTTGCTATTTGCTCGTAGTTTAGCATTGTCACAAGTTTGGTCAAGT